CGCATCCGCGAAGCGCATGAGGTTGACCACATCGTAGCCCTGGCCCACGGCGGTACCGACGATGACGACAATCTTCGGGCGATCAACCGTGATTGCCACAAGGCGAAGACGCAGCGGGAGTCGAAAACGATCAAAAAATGATCGAAAACGACGTAAATGAGACGAAATCTCGTTTCCGGGGAGGGGGAGGGTCAAAAGTTCAGGGCCTTTCGCTCGGACACCGCGCCCTCAGTCGTTTTTTTACACCCGCGAAATATAAAGTTTAATGGAGGCGCCGATGCCAGGGGTTGCCGGGCGCTCCGGCCGTCGCCCAAAACCCACGGCCCAGAAGGCGTTGGCCGGCAATCCCGGCAAGCGCAAGCTGAACAAGGACGAGCCAGATTTCGCCCTGGTGACCAACGTCGACGCGCCCGAATGGCTGTGCGAACACGCCACCAGAGTTTGGGAAATGCTGGTTCCGGAATTGCTCCGGGCCAAGGTTCTTGCCCTGACCGACATGCACAACGTCGAGGCGTTCTGCTCTGCCTACGGTAACTGGCGACGGGCACAAGAATCGGTTATCGCCCACGGCATCGTGGTGGTCGGAGCTACTGGCGGACCGGTGAAAAATCCGGCGCTCACTGCGGCCAACGAAGCGATGCGCCAGATGGTCACCTTCGGTTCGATGCTGGGCCTGGACCCGGCCAGTCGCACGCGGATCATCGGCGGCAACAAGCAGAAATCCACCAACGAGTTCGCAGCCCTACTGAGTTCCTGATGGCCAGAGCCAAATACACCAACGTCGACAAGGCGATGGCGTGGGCAAAGTCCGTCCTCAAAGGAAAGTTTCCCGCTTGCCTATTTATCCGTCAGTCGATTGAGCGGCACTTCGATGACGTAGCGTCCAGCCGCTCAAAGGACTACCCGTACAAGTTCGACCCGGCCAAGGCCGAGAAAAAGCTGCGCCTGATGCAGCTGCTGCCCCACACGAAGGGCGAGTGGGCGTTCAAGCGACAGCTCATCACGCTGGAGCCTTGGCAGCTGTTCGGCCTGGCCTGCACGTTCGGCTGGGTCAGGAAGAAGGGCGGTTACCGGCGCTTTCGCGAAAGTTACTGGGAGGTGCCGCGCAAGAACGGCAAATCGGTGATCGCTGCCGGCGTCGGCATCAGCATGTTCACCGCCGACAACGAGTTCGGCGCCGAGGTCTATTCCGGTGCTACCACCGAGAAGCAGGCGTGGGAGGTGTTCCGGCCTGCAAGGCTGATGGTCAGCCGGTCGCCCATGTTGATCGAGGCAGCCGGCATCGAGGTCAATGCCTCGAACTTGAACATTCCGTCGAACGGCAGCCGGTTTGAGCCGCTGATCGGCAACCCTGGTGATGGTGCGTCGCCATCCTGCGCGATCATCGACGAATACCATGAGCACGACAGCGCGGCCCAGTACGACACGATGCTCACTGGCATGGGGGCTCGCAGGCAGCCGCTGATGTTCATCATCACCACCGCCGGCGCGAACATCGAAGGGCCGTGCTTCGACAAACGCCGCCAGGTCATCGAGATGCTCAACGGCACCGTGCCGGACGACGAGCTGTTTGGATACATCTGGACGCTCGACGAGGGTGACGACTGGACTGACCCGAAAAATCTGGCCAAGGCCAATCCCTGCATGGGCGTGTCGGTGTTTCAGGAGTACCTGGAGAGCCAGCTGGCCCGGGCGATCCGCTCGGCGCGCTTCACCAACACGTTCAAGACCAAGCACCTGAACCTGTGGGTGAGCGCCAAGTCCGGCTTCTTCAACATGGAAAGCTGGAAGGCCTGCGAGGACAAGACGCTCACGCTTGAGCAGTTCGAGGGGCAAGAGTGGATGGCGGGGTTCGACCTGGCGCGAAAGCTCGACATGAACTCCAGAGCCAGGCTGTTCTGGCGCGAGATCGACGGGAAGATCCATTACTACAGCGTGGCTCCGGCCTTCTGGGTTCCTGAGGACACCGCTAACGACGTGGACAACAAGCGGATGGCCGAGCGCTTTCAGGCCTGGGTAAATACCGGCCACCTGACCGCTACACCAGGCGCAGAGGTGGATTACCGCGAAATTCTCGAAGACACCAAAGAAGCCAACAAGCTGGCGCCGATCAGGGAGTGTCCGATCGACCCGCACGGTGCCACTGGCCTTAGCCATGACCTGGACGACGAGGGTTTCAATCCGATCACCATCACCCAGAACTACACCAACATGTCCGACGGCATGAAGGAACTGGAGGCAGCGATCGAGGCGGGGCGTTTCCACCATGACGGCAACCCGATCATGACCTGGTGCATCGGCAACGTGATCGGTAAACACCTGCCCGGCAATGACGACGTTGTCCGTCCGATAAAGCAGGGCGATGACAACAAGATCGACGGCGCAGTAGCGCTGATCATGACGATAGGCCGGGTACTCGCCAATGCGGACACTCAGGGTTCTGTCGACGACTTCCTTTCCAGACCGATGAGCATGTGATGGCAGACACCGATTACAGCATTGACCTGCGCACCCGCAGCCCATTCTGGGCGCGCATGGCGAGCTTCTTTGTCGGCGGCCGCCTAGTGTCGCCGGAGAAGGGCTCCCAGAACGGGCCAGTGTCCGCCTCAGGGGTGGTGGGCGATTCGGTCGTGAGCGACGAGCGATCGTTGCAGATATCCACGGTGTTCGCATGCGTCCGTCTGATCTCCACGGTCACGGCCGGCCTGCCGCTGGATGTTTTCGAGACCAACGGCGATGACCGGAGAAAGGTCGGTATCGACAATCCGCTGGCCCGTCTTCTGCGATTCAGCCCAAACCAGTTCATGACCGCGGTGGAGTTCCGCGAAGCCATGACCATGCAGCTGTGCTTCTACGGCAACGCCTATGCCTTGATCGAGCGGAACAGCGTCGGGGATGTGATCAGCCTCACGCCTCTCATGTCGGTCAACATGGACGTTCGCCTGGAGAACAAGCGTGTGGTCTACCGGTACCGCCGTGACAACGAATATGCGGATTTCAAGGCATCGGAGATCTTCCACCTCAAGGGGTTCGGGTTCAACGGCCTTGTGGGGCTGTCACCGATCGCTTTCGCGGCCAAGACCACCGGGGTAGCCGTTGCCATGGAAGACCAGCAGCGCGACTTCTATGCCAACGGCGCCAAGTCACCTCAGTTGCTGATGACCGGCGAGGGAAAGGTGCTTAACAAAGAACAGCGCGCCCAGGTTGAAGAGAACTTCAAGGAGATATCCGGCGGGCCGGTCAAAAAGCGGCTGTGGATTCTGGAGGGCGGGTTCACCACTCAGCCCATTGGCGTCAGCCCTCAAGACGCAGAGACCATGGCCGCTCGTAAATTCCAGGTCAGTGAGCTGGCCCGGTTCTTCGGGGTGCCGCCGCATCTGGTGGGCGATGTTGAGAAGTCGACCAGTTGGGGCACCGGTATCGAGCAGCAGAACCTTGGTTTCTTGCAGTACACCTTGTCGCCTTACCTCAACCGCTGGGAGTACGCCATTGAGCGATGGTTGCTGAAGCCCGGCGACGTTGGGCGGTACCACGCGGAGCACAACATTGATGGCCTGCTGCGCGGCGATTCAGCTGCCAGAGCATCCTTCATGGGCACTCTGGCAGACAAAGGCCTTCGGACCATCAACGAGCTTCGGCGGCTGGACAACATGCCGCCCCTGGCTGGAGGCGATGTCGCCACCCGGCAATCACAGAACGTGCCCATCACTCAACTCGGTAACCCAGACCCCGCTCAAAGCGGGGTTTGATCTTTCTGGAGGCAGCAAATGCCCAGCGTTTGCAAAACCCTGGCTTTCGATCAGGCCGCAATCAAGTTCGCCAACGGCGGTGCCCAAGGCGTTTTCGAAGGCTATGCCAGCGTCTTCGGCGTGGTCGACAGCGATGGCGACATCATCGAGCCCGGCGCCTTCGCCCAGGCTTTGAAAACTCAGTCCCGCGCCGTGGCCATGTTCTTCAACCACCGGCGCAACGAGATACCGGTGGGCAAGTGGCTTGACCTATCCGAGGACAGCAAAGGCCTGTATGTGCGCGGCGAGCTCACACCTGGAAACCCCCAGTCCGAAGCGCTCAAGGCCGCCATGATTCACGGCACGGTCGGAGGTATGTCCGTCGGCTTCAGTGCAGCCAAGGGTGATGTTTCCTCTATCCCTACCGGCTACTCCTTCCGGAACGTCTCGCGCTTGAGCGAGATCAGCGTGTGCACCTTCCCGGCCAACGAAGCGGCCACCGTCTCCACGCTCAAGAGCATGGAGACCATTGAGAGCATCCGCGATGCGGAGAACTGGCTGAGGGAATCCGCCGGCCTCTCCAAGTCCGAAGCGCAGGCGTTGATCGCCCGCATCAAGTCCGCGGTTCGGAGCGATTCCGAAAGCGGCGACCCCACTGAAATCGCCGCGCTCCTGGAGCGCTTGAAAACCTTCCCGAAACTCTGAACCGAGGATTCACCCATGTCCGAACTGGCCCAAGTCCAGAAGGCGATCGAAACCGCGCAGACCCGCATGCAGGAGCTGTTCGACGCCCAGAAAACCGAAATTCAACAGAACGGTGCCGTGAGCAAAAAGCTGCAAGAAGACCTCACGACCGTTCAGGAAGAACTGAAAACCGCCGGCACTCGTCTGTTCGACATCGAGCAGAAGCTGGCCGGCAACAACCCTGATGACCCGTCTACCAAGAAGAGCTTCGCAGCCCAAACGGCCGAAGACCTGAAGAAGTCCTGGGACGGTAAGTCCTCGGGCAAGGTCGACGTGAAGAGCTTCGACAAGCAACTGGGTAGCGGCGCCGCCTCTGCCGGTGCATTGATCCAGCCGCAGATGAATCCAGGCATCTTGATGCCAGGCCTCCGCCGTCTGACCATCCGAGACCTGCTCGCTCAAGGGCGCATCAGCTCGAACTCGCTGGAATACGTTCGTGAGAACGTGTTCACCAACAGCGCTGCACCGGTCGCCGAAGGCACCCTGAAGCCTGAATCCAACCTGACCTTCACCAAGGAAACAGCGAACGTCAAAACCATCGCTCACTGGATCCAGGCATCCCGCCAGGTGATGGACGATGCGCCGATGCTCGAGTCCTACGTCAACAACCGCCTGCTGTTTGGCCTGGCCCTGGTTGAAGAAGGGCAGCTGCTGAATGGCGATGGCACCGGTGACAACCTCACCGGGTTGAACAAAGTCGCAACCGCCTACGACACCGCACTGAACGCCACCGGTGACACCCGCGCGGACCAGATCGCTCACGCCATATTCCAGACCAGCGAGTCGGAATTCGAGGCCTCGGGCATCATCCTGAACCCTCGCGACTGGCATGCCATCGCACTGCTGAAGGACGCGGAAGGCCGCTACATCTTCGGCGGTCCGGCAGCGTTCGCCGCGAAGGTCATGTGGGGGCTGCCGGTCGTGGCCACCAAGGCACAAGCACTCGGTACCTTCACCGTCGGCGGCTTCGACCTGGCATCCCAAGTGTGGGACCGCATGGACGCCACTGTTGAGATCAGCCGCGAAGACCGTGACAACTTCGTGAAGAACATGCTGACCATCCTGTGCGAAGAGCGCCTGGCGCTGGCCCATTACCGTACCAGCGCGATCATCAAGGGCACCTTCACCGTCCCAACCCCATAATCCAGCCAAGGGGCCGGGGCAGGTAACTGCCCCGATTTGATCATGAAGAAAATTCGCGCATTGCGTCAGTTCTCGCACTACCACGCAGGCAACTTCGACCAGCACGAAATCCGTTCTGTGTTGGACGAGTATGCAGAAGCGCTGATCGGGATGGGGCTTGCAGAGGAAGTTACCGACCCAGAGCCAGAGCCAGAATTGAAGGCGGGCAAGAAAAAATGACCGTCACAGCGCTTGAGCTTCTTCCGATCGAAACGATCAAGCAGCACCTGCGTGTCGATCATTCAGCTGAAGATGCTTTGATTGAGCTTTACGCGGAGTCTGCTCTGGCCTGGGCGCTGTGGTACTGCGATAACCCGAAGTTGCTCGAAGCGGCCGATTTCCCTGCCAGCTTTAAGGCCGCGCTGCTTCTGTTGATCGGTCACTCCTATGCGAATCGCGAGGCGATCGTCACTGGAACCATCGCAACAGAGCTGCCGATGGCCGTCGACTCATTGCTTTGGTCCTCCCGTGATTGGAGGGGGCCACCAGACGAGGTGACTCCATGAAGGCCGGTATTCTCCGCCACCCGATCGAGATACAGCACTTCAGCGCGGTTCGCGAACCAGGCACCGGGGAGTTTGGTGAGCCGGCCTGGCAATCGTTCGCGAACACCTGGGCCTCGGTTGAGCCCCTTTCTGCGAAGGACCTAATCGCTGCCCAGGCAGCTCAGTCGGAAGCCACGGCCAGGGTTGTGATTCGCTACCGGCCTGATGTTCTGTCCACCATGCGAATCATCCATCGCGGACAGGTCTACAGCATCGAAGGCCCGCCTCTGGAGGACGACAAGTCCGGCCAGGAGTACCTGACCATCCTCGTATCGAAAGGGGTGAAAGATGGCTGACAGCGTCGAGTTCAGCATCACCGGCTTGGATAGCCTGTTGGGGAAGTTGGACTCAGTCAGCTATGACATTCGCCGAAAGGGTGGCCGGGCCGCACTGCGGAAGGCCGCTCAGGTTGTCGTGCAGAAAGCCAAGGAAGGCGCCGAGCGGATCGACGACAAGGAAACCGGCCGATCGATCGCTGACAACATCGTCTTGCGCTGGAACGGAA